AAGGAGAAGGATGATGTTGATGGGACAAATCCTTATTCAAAAAATATGCTTGTTACAGGTGACGCTGACTATCGAAATGGAAGTAGCCAGAATCTAAATAAAATAGAAACCATTGAGACTTTAAATCAGCTTCAATTAAATTATGAAGCTTTGGGCAGTGGCTCTGCTGGTGACACTGTTTTTTCACAATCTGGATTGACTCCTTTGAGTAAAGGGTACGGAACGTATGGAGGGAAGCGTATTGCTACGCCTCCACCTTCCGGAAAACTTCATTGCAAGCTAGATGGTCTTTCTTCAAAGACAATTAACTACTCAAGTTGGGAAGTCGCCTATCGAACAGACTGGTGGCATTTTTATATATCAGGAACTGACGAAACAAGTATGCCAGAAATCGATAACATGGTGGACTTGGTTTCTGTAGAACATACAACTGGCGACGGACTTGGGTGCAATGTAAGAGTTATGTGGATTATGTTTGTAACCACTGGCACCTCTATTAATGATTTGGTTTTGTCAATAAAAAGTTGGGAAACTGGCGAAGTGTTATTTAAACAAAGCACACCCAATTACAGCTCCAATAATCCCCAGCAGAATTATATTATGCAAATTCCTTACGGGGGAATATTTTGCAGAGGCGGAGCGGTTTTTGAGTTTTTGGAAAGTAATGGGAGTGTTTCAACAACAAATAGCCCTGCGTGTAAATATATGCTTGTGGGGTATCAGATGTGAAAAAGACAGAAAGAAACCAAGTTACATGTAAGACAATTACAAATTTCGCCACTACGGGGAGTGTCACAATACCGGGCAGGTTGAGACTGTTTGCATTTAGTTCAACAAATGATCAAGCCGGTGGTGATGTATTGTTTCTGAAAAATGGAAACAGAAGCGGTGAAATTATTGCTCCCATTTTGACGCCAAGGAATGTTGGGTGGGGCGTTTACCAAGGTTTGTATAATTTCGGCAAAGACGGAATTTTATTTCCAGACGGTTTGTTTATGGATTTTTCACTCGCGGATGGTACTTCCTACAAAACATTTGTGAGCGCATCATTTTTTTATCAAGGTGCATGATTTATGGAATTTAATTCTGTTAGAAGCACAACGCTTGTAAATGGAGGTTCTATCTCAGGGAGAGTGTGGCTTCTTGGTTTAGTCGTAACTCCAATTTATACAGGAACCTCAACCGTGCGGTTGGAAGTTAATGGGACAATAAAGCTTCACAACGGAGATTCTAGCGGGGACGTATTGGTGGAGGTTCCGATTACGATGACGGAAGGATATCCGGCCGGTATGGGTTTTGACTATGTAGAGCATGGGGGTTATTTGGTTTTTCCAGATGGTCTTTATGTTGCACAATCAACTGTTGCTGGCGATCCGTTGGATACGAGTCTTACAAGTTTTAGCGTTTTTTATCAGGTGTAGTCATGAAACTAATTCAAGCAGCTTACAGTGGTTCTTTGTCAAGTCCTTACAAAACTCAATTGACAAAGGGTCGGTGCGTGTTGCATGGCATTTGGATGAGTTCCGACGATGCTAACACTTCACTTCCCCAAATTAAATTTTCAACCGGAAATGACTACACTGATATTCGTTGTCAAATTACGTCACCCGTATCTCCCGAGGATTACCATTACGCAAGTGGTACAACTTTTGACATTCCCGGCGATGGGATTCTTTTTGAGGACGGCATCTACTTTGAGGGTTTGGCTGCAACAAAACAGGTGACTGTATTTTTTAGCGGCGGAGCAAAAGCTTAATATGGGTTACCTCAAAAACAAATCGGTCTTGATGGATCAAAACAGGACAATCGAACCTGCTGGTACTAGGTGCAGGCTTTATGCCGTACAAGTTGGCATTTACAACACTGCTACAACTCATGTTTTTACGGGTATTGGTGACGCAAATTTGTCTTCAGGAAGGAATGTAACTTTAAGAACAGGCTCTGCAAGTGGGAATATTTTGTTTGATGTTCAGATTGGTTTGGTATCTGGAGGTGGATATTATATTGGAGAGCTACCCATTGTATACAATCTAGATCCTAATTATGTTTTGTTTGAAGACGGAATGTTTATGATGGAAATATCAGATGTAAGTGACGACAATACACCTGATAAATTAAACAATTCAGGTGTTCAGCTTTCTTTGTTTTACGAGCTTGGCTAATGGAAAAAGTATCCCCTACCGCATTCTGGTCAATCATCCCCATTATTGCTGCCTCAATAGGCGGCATTTTTTTTGTAATGATTTCTCATGCCAGTGAGGGAAAACATTCCGAGTCTGCCCATGAGGACGATGTGTCTGGTCTTCAGGTGCATGTAGCCCAGGTTGCAACCAAAGTAGACCACAACTCAAGAGTTCTTGAGGAAGTGAAGATGGATTTGCGAGAGCTTCGCATTGAGCAAAACAACGCAAACCAAAGAATTTTAGAAGCCATCGGAGATCGGTAATGGCCGTTAACACAACCACAAGTTTTAATCCTGACATAGGTGACATTGTCGAAGAGGCATTTGAGCGTGCCGGTTTGGAGATGGTTTCCGGTTATGACCTTAGAGGCGCTAGGCGCAGCCTTGACTTGATGTGTATTGAATGGGCAAACCGTGGGATTAATCTTTGGACTGTTGAAGAGCAGAAAATTGCAAAGAAATTTGTAAATGGTTCCGCATCTGATTTGACTACCAATTTCCTTGAGAAGTCAGTTCCCGAATATCAGTGTGCTGACAATACTATGGCTGTTGTAGACATGGTCCTTAGAACAGACGATGCCGACACTTCAAAACAAACAGACTACGTTTTGAATCGTGTATCCCGAGAGACTTACATGGGGGTTCCCGCAAAGCTGACTGAAGCTAGGCCGACTCAGGTTTATGTGGATCGACAGCAGGGCAATGTAACTATGACCCTGTGGCCCGTGCCCGATGAGTCCAGCAAATACAAATTAGTTTACACGCGAATTCGCCGCATGACCGACTCTGGTCCGGGCGGTACATACAATCCCGATGTTCCGGATCGTTTCTGGCCCGCCTTGGTTGCAGGCTTGGCATACAATATTGCATGCAAAAGGCCCGAAGCGGCTAACAGGATTCAGATGCTTAAGCAGAACTATGAGGAGCAGTTTCAGTTGGCTGCAGAAGAAGACAGGGAAAAGGCTCCCGTTCGTTTTTATCCTGGGGGGTATGCTTTTTAAATGGCACCGTATGCTCAGGGTAAAAAGGCAATTGGTTACTGTGACCGTTGTGGATTCCAGTATCCGTTGCATGAACTCAAGCAGGAAGTGGTCAATCTAAATGTGACCAACATGCTTGTGTGCCCCGAGTGTTGGGATCCGGACCAGCCCCAGAACCAACTTGGCCGTTATCATGTCGATGATCCTCAGGCTTTGAGGAACCCAAGACCCCCTTTGGGATTGGATGAAAGTAGGCAGTTTACAAATTCACAGAGTGGCAGTCCTTTAAAGATATTGAATCCACAACCCAAAACATTTTCTTTTTCTGGAACAGTAAAAGAACCTGTTGGTGGTGGCTGGTGGGATGGAAGAAACCTAGACGGATTTGTTTACATAAATGGGGGTCAATGGCCACCTTCACCGCAAAGCGGTCAAACGGGAGCAATCTCAGTAATTACAGAATCTGTCGAAGGAGAAGATGTAAAAATTTTGAGATGTCCTTGGCCTGCAGACACTTTTTATGGACCCGATCCTCCGAATACCGCAACTCCAGTTGCTTACAATGGAAACACTCCGTTTTTTATGTTTTGGAATTATTATGGTGGTGGCGGAAATCCGAAAATCAACATGCCTAAAAATAGGTATGTTGTTGTAAAAATGAGAGTCACAAGTTGGGGAGACAATTACCCTGCTCTTTATGAATCTGACGATCCCTGGCATGGTTTTTTGTATGCGGGAGTTACAGATCCAGATATAGATGGAAATGTAGACAAGCCATATCCATTTGGAACTGCACAAGCTCCATTTTCAATAGTTAATGTATTAAAGAACCCAGGGTTTACGGGAAAAGATTCAGAGTTAAATCAATGGAAAACATTGGTTTGGGACGTTATGGATGATTCTGCAGGAGTTCAAGACAGCACTTCTGGATCTTCCTGGGTTCAGTCAGCAGCTTTGGGTTTTGAAATTACATGCTTTAGATTTGATTTTTTTGCTTACGGGAGTTCTGTTGGAAATCAAAATAAAGTTGCTTTTGACATTGAGTACATAAAATTTACGGATACTTTAGATTAGGAGTTTGTTATGCCGAAGGTGGGAATGAAGAGCTTTTCATATGATCAGGCGGGGATGGATAAGGCGAACGAGGAAGCTCGCCGCACGGGTCTTCCCGTTGAATACGAAGACCGAAACTACGCCCAGTACAATGCGGGTGGTCGTGTAAAGACAACTGGCAAGAAGATGTACGGACACGGCGGCTCAGTTAAGGGTGGTCACAAGGCGAAGAAATAATGGCCTTTACTCATACAACGCTTACTAATGCAATTAACGACTATACGCAGAATAGTAATTGGGGTTCTTCAAATCCCGATCAGCTTAATGTCATTATTCAGCAGGCTGAAGAGCGTATCAATCTTGCAGTAAATGTCACTAACTACAATACGAAGTCAGTAGATGGTCCTTTGTCTGATCAAACCAGCAATGTCGTTATATCTGGTACGGGTCCGGGCGTGGCTGCAAGCAATGTGACATCTCCGATAACTCCGTTGTATATGAAGATTCGTGCCGGTTCAGCCACGGGTGATTCTGAAACCCCTTGGCAGTATTTGCTTTTGAAGGATTACAATTTCCTTCAGGAGTATGCTCCTGTTACGCATG